AGCCGAATTACAGTAAGGATTGATGACCTAATCAATCAGCTTAACGAATTAAAACGAGATGGAGCTGAAAAAGTTTTGCTTGAAATTGAAGAAGGTGTTGCAGACCCCGAGGAGAATTGTCCGAACAGGATCAATCTGATGTCTGCGTATCACCCGAGTGATTTTTTTGCAGAAGTTTATGAAAGCTACTAAAGCAAAAGTCGATATCAGATTACAGGAATAAATAATGAAAGGGTGAGAAAAAATGCCGAGAAAATTAGCCAAGCCCGAGGACCAAATGAAAAGGCAGTTGATTGCCAATATACAGTATGAGGCAGAAATCAGAAGTATTGACCGTGAAGGACAGGCTCTTGTAGCACATTGCTCTGAGGGCACCTACAGGAAAAGAATTAAAGATCCGGGTACTTTTACGGTGGAAGAGTTGTCAAGGCTTGCCAACAAATTTGGCATACCTATTCAGAACCTTTTCAAGGCTAGGGTGGTGTGTGACGAATGAATGACAAAACACTTGACGAACTTAATGACATGGCAAAAAGATGGATTGACGGAGAGGTTAATCATCTGGAGGTTGTATCATTGAAATTGTTTGACCGTTTGTTGGTGCTGGAGCTTGCCAACGCATACAGTATGTGCAAGGTCGGTTTGCTCAGTGAAAAATACACTGCCGCATATAAATTAAAATTCTTTCAGGAGTATCGTGAACTGAAGCTCAAGACAGAACATTTGCTGGTCCAGCAGGAACAGCAGATTGACTCTGCAAGAAATGCAAGCGTAACGCTTTCGGAAGTTTGCAAGGAGTACGGTAAAGATGAGGTTGACCTCGTCAAGCTGTGCGAGTTGCAGGCAAAGGCAATTGATGAGCTGACACATGAGAATGTACATATCAAGCTGTGGAACTCGGTCAGAGCATACAAGAAGCCGAAAGATTACGCAAGACGGCATATGAGCAAGATTGTTGATGAGCTTATTGACAGGTTCGGCAGTAAAGTACCGTTTGAGCAGGTTGTTATGTCATATCTCAACACTTGCCTTAAAGACAACCGCAGAGAGATGTGGGAACAATTGACAGGCGATGATTACCCCACAAAGGCAAGACAGCAGCTGCCGGTTAAAGACGGCAACGCAAAGGGCGAGCTTGAATCAATGAAGAAACATTACGGTGTGAGAGCCAAAAGAAAAATTGTAAAGGAGAACAATGAAAATGATTTTCAAAAACTGGAAGAGCAAAAGCGAAATCAAGAGAGAGTCGGCAAAAAAGGAGCTTGATATTAAGCACCTCAACAACCGCAATGTAATTGCCGATGAGATTGCGAATGTACAGCTTGACATTATTGACCGACTCAAAGCAGAGAACAACGAACTCAGAGCCGAAATTGAAAGGCTCAAAGCAGAAAATCTGACACAGGGCTTTGAGTGTGTTGGAGTATCGGCAATATGAATGTAATTGTAATTATTTGTATCGTCTGCCTTGTTTATCATATTATCTTTAAACTTGCGAAGGTGATGTATTTAATATCGCTTGACGATGAAGAAAGAATGATATGCCAAATATACTGCATTTGGCCTAATTGGCTAACCATATTTGCGACTGTTGATATACTTATAAGATTTATTCTTATCATTGATTTAGGCATATTGTGCATATGGGCAATTATGGTTCTATTGTCTTAGTAAGGAGATTTTTGTAATGGAAAGAAAACCAACATTGACTACAATTGCAATCGAAAAATTGCACCCACACCCCGACAACCCTCGTAAGGTTCTCGGGGATATTGATGAACTTGCTGACAGCATTAAGGCGAACGGCATTCTTCAAAACCTCACGGTTGTGCCGATGAATGACGATTGGACGGAGTTTACTGTAATTATCGGACACAGAAGATTAGCAGCGGCAAAGCAGGCAGGATTGACTGAACTGCCGTGCGCTGTTGTCGAGATGACCGAAAAGGAACAGCTGTCAACGATGCTCACAGAGAATATGCAGAGGTCAGATTTGACCGTATATGAAGAAGCAAAGGGCTGTCAGCTGTTGCTTGACCTCGGTGATACGGTCGCAGAGGTTGCCGAAAAGACAGGATTTTCAGAAAGCAAAATAAGGCGGAGAGTAAAACTCTGTGAGCTTGACGAGGAATCATTCAAAGAAAGCCAGTTAAGACAACCCACATTGGCAGACTACGAGCGTCTGAATCAGATTAAGAATATTGATGCAAGGAATGAATTGCTAAAATCAATCGGAACGAATAATTTTGACAATCTTTTGTATTCTGCTGTTAAGAAGCAGGAGACCGATGAAGAAAAAGAAAAAATTGAAAAGCTCTGTCTTGAACATGGAATGATTAAAGCGCAGAAACATGACGAAATTCCAAGCAACTACGAATATACGGGATTTTTTGTGCTCAAAGATTTGATCGGTAAAGACTTTGCGGACGGCAGGAAAAGATATTTTTATTTTGGTTACGGCTCAAATGTCTCCATTTACGCACAAGCATTGGAAAAGCAGGAAAAGAACGATGCCGAAGAAGAAAAGCGAAAGCTTGAAGAGCAGAGATGGGACGAGCTTGTTGAACAGGCGGAAGAAACAGACGAACGCTGTGAGGCTCTCAGAAGAGATTTTATGCTTGATACAAATTTCAATGACAGCAACAAGAAGCAGGAGCTTGTGAAATTTATTGTAGCCCAAGTGGCGGCAGGAGCCAGTAACAAAAAATATCGTTTTGAAGAAATTATCGAACACGACTTTGAAAATGATGAAAACACAGACAGCTACATCAACGAACATTGGAACAATGACAGCGGCAGAATGCTAATGGCGACGGCATACGCTTTGAGCCAGGGAATTTACGGTTCGTTCGATTATATCAGTGTAAATTATTCGGACAAGACAGTCAGCCGAAAAAACAACCCGGAATTAAACAAATTTTACGCTTTACTCTGCAAACTCGGCTATGTGATGAGTGACGAAGAAATTCAGCTTCGTGACGGCACACATCCGATTTATACAACAGGTGAAGTAAAATAAACTAAATAAGTTAATCACACAACTGCACTTGTGAGATTATATAAATCCCATTTAATACCTATACCTACTTTTCTGAATATTACCATTTTACAAATATCTCAGACAGGTGCAGCTGTCTGAGCTGACTTTTAAACGAGGAGAATAGTCATGAGAGAATATTTATTCAGAGGTAAGATGATAGCTAACGGTAACTGGTCAGATGGCAATTTGCTTGTGACTAAACAAGGCTGCTGTATAACACCCGATGCAACGGTGTTAGGCAGCTATGGTGCGGTAGATCCCGAAACAGTCGGTCAGTACACTGGCTACACAGACATGAACGGTAAGAAAATTTTTGAAGAGGATATTGTTGCTTTCAATAACTCAGACGGCGAACTTACTAATTATGAAATACTTTGGTTTAAGAATAAATGGGTAGTACGAGAGAGCGATCATCACTTAATTGATGATTTAGATTTGTTTTTCTGCGGACGCTCAATTGTTATCGGCAATATCTACGATAATCCCGAACTTTTAGGAGATGAAGAGAACTTTTAGGAGATGAAGAAAATGGCAAAAAAAGAGGAAGCTAATACAGGGTACCTTACTCAAGCTACTCGTCATTCTATGCTTGTATCATTGAGCCGTGAAATCAATGTGATTTCAGACGAAAACGCAGGAAGAATTAGGTGAAAAACTCTGTTTGAGCAGAACAAGTATATCTTACTATGAGCAGGGAAAATTTGAACCTGATATTAATACCATAATAGCTGTATCAGATTTATTTAAAATTTCGATAGATAAACTGTTGAAATGAGGCGTGACAATGAAAATAAAAAAAGCATTCGACATATGTAAAAAGAATAAGTCAATTTATATATCTATGACCAGCGAAGGAGAACAGTGGCTTTCGGACGGCAATGCGGTTTATCCGATTTTTGAACTGCCATTGTTGAATGAAAACTACATATGTAAGTTGTATGACATAAACGATGTGCAAAGAGATAAGATTACATTTATCATCGCAAAGGGAAAACCTGAAATTGATGTTAATGACAGTACAGCGGATGAGTCACTCGCTGAAATGTGGGACATCGAAATTGCGTATAATGGCAAAATATTATTACCAATAAGCACATCTGAGGGACTTATGTTCATCGACCGTACTTATCTCAGTCCGTTTGCAGATATGCCGCAACAAGAAATGTCATTGACATTAAGATACAATTCAAAAAGTGTTCCCTACTTTGCTATTAAATTCGGTATGATAGCCTACGGGTTTATAGCCGCCTGCGAAATCGTTGACGAAAATCTTGTAAACAGTTTGAAAGCACTCTACATCGAAAGTGATATGATTTTGAAAAACAAAAAAGGATGACCTGCCGATGAAGCAGTATGAAGCTGACCAACAGCGGAAGTTATTTCAGTGGACGACCTTCATCCGGGCAAAGCATCCTGAAATTGATTTGATGTTCCACATTCCGAACGGTGGGAGCAGGAATAAGCTCGAAGCGGCCAACCTTAAAAAGCAAGGGGTAAAGGCAGGTGTACCGGATTTGTTTTTACCTGTTAGCCGTGGAGGTTATCATGGTCTGTTCATCGAACTAAAATACGGTAAGAATAAGCCGACTGAAAAACAAACCGAATGGCTTAAAAACCTTAATGAACAAGGCTACGCTGTCGCTGTATGTTATGGTTGCGACGAGGCAAGCGAAAAAATATTAAAGTATTTGAAATTAGGTGAAATAAATGAGTGAAGGGAAAAAGAAACGAGGTCGCAAGAAGAAACTCGACCGAATAGACAGGATGTGTCTTTACTGTGCCGATTACAACGCAAAGCACGGCACAAGTTACAGTTACGGTCAGTTTGTTGCGCAGATATCCGCAGGAAAAATTAAAAGACTTGGGTTATACGACTATGAAGGAGGTCTTACAAAATGAGTGAAAACAAAAAAACAGTTGCAACGGAAATACAGGACAAGCCGGCACCGGCAGAGACATTGACCTGCCGCTCTTGTAAGGAATGCCGAGGGTACAAGTTTTGTGCAAGCAGAAGCAGGGATTATCCTTGCCTGTGTTTTACAGCTAAAAATGAAAGGTGACTACATATGAGAAGAGCAGATAAAGAATTTTTAAAAAGTCAGATAGAAAATTTAAAAGAATCCGCACACGAGCGTTTTGCGACAGTACTTATGCAGATTGATTATCTTAATCTTAAATTATTCAGAGCTGAAAAAGGCTGCAAAAAGCTCAGGGAAGAAAACAGAAGATTAAGAGCAGAAAATCAGATGCTCGAGGACAACATGGGGAATCTCTTGTGCACACGAGAGGAAGAAATGAAGTACAACCGAGTGCTGAATGAAAATATCACAAAGCTGGCTGAGGTCAACGCACTTATGGCAGGTAAGCTCTCGGTGTATGAGCCTATTAAGAAGGCTGAATCTCAGCCCGATGAGACGGCTGACACAGCGGCAGAAGAATAATTAAGGCAACACCCTTGCTGCGTGCAAAATCCAATTTTAAAATCAAGAAATCAAACAATTTCCATATTCAAAACTAAAATCAAAAAGCAATGACTTCTTTTTTTGATTTTAGCTGTTACAAGAAGAGCCGAGGTAACGGTTCGACATATTGCAATAAAATAAGAACACACAATTGCAGTGGCAAGGTTTGCAAAAAGCAGTAGCTCAAGTGGTCAGATTGGGCTACTGCTTAGTTATATCTATCAGCATTAAAATTCTAAAACAGAATAATAATCAGTCATAATGAAAGGAGCTGAAATGCTCCTTTAATATCCTGCTCAAATGATTATTTAAGCAGGGAAAACAGGAAATATATACTATAATAAAAGGTTATGCTATGTACACTTATAAGAGAACAATCAAAAGCGGAGATATGATTGAGGTTGAGTATTACCAGTCAATCAGAAAAATAGGCAAGAACTACGGCGGAAGGAAATCAAATAATTCTTTAAGTCCTGCAAAAATGCGAAAAGCAAACAAGCTCCGTGCGGTCAAGCATATGCAGAGGCTCATCAACGCAAACTTTGGGAGCGGTGATTTCTTCTGTCGCTTTTCTGCGCCCTACGGAACATATGAAACAGAAGAAGAGTTCCGCAAAGAGGTAGGTAAATGGCTTTACAGAATAAATTACCGTCTGAAAAAGCAGGGCAAGGGCAGGCTAAAGTACATAGCATTTATTGAGTGTGGTAAGTCGGGAAAAAATTGGCACATACACATTATCGTCAGCAAAGAGGACAGGGAACTGCTGTCTGAACAATGGCCCTACCAAAACGGTCAGAACTTTACTCCGCTATATAAGAACGAGAATTTCAAAAAGTTAGCTGAGTACATAACAAAAGATTTGACCGGTAAAGAAGATGTTGATGCCGCACAAAAGCGAATGATGACAAGCCGAAATCTTACAAAGCCCGAATCGGTCACACGAAAGGCAAAAAGAAAAGAAATCAGAGCGCTCGAACGTGGCGAAATGATTGAAGCGCCCGAAGGGCATTATCTCATTGAGGACGATTACTCAATGAACTACTCGGATATCGGCGGTGCAAAATGGTATTTTTGTTTTTTGCCGATTACGCAGAGGCGAAAATGGTAAATAATGGTAAATTCAGACCGTGCGATGTACGGTCTTTTGGGGTTGCACAAAAATGAAGTATGCAGCGGAATAGATACAAAATTAAAGGAGAGATGAAATTGAAAGAAAACGAAGCCAAATGTCCGTTTTATTCTTACGATAGCCAAAGTAAAATTTGCTGTTTCGGGGCGGTGTTCAAGAGCAAGAGCACAACGCTGTTTTTTGATTCGCCGCAGGACAAGGAAAATCACTTTGACAATTTTTGTGGTAGCTACTGCTGGAAGGGCTGTCCGTTGGCACAGACAATCATTAAAAATGAGTAAATAAAAACCCTCATCCGCCGTGAAAAGTGGATGAGGATTTTTATTATTTGTTATTGTTTTCTGTCGCAATCCTTTATTAATTTTTAAAAAACATAATATGCGAAAATTTTAAATCAATTCAAAAATTTTAGTTTCGTCACGGTTTTGCCTCTTGGTGAAACCGTGTTTTTGCATACCAATATTAGGCCCTGAAAAAAGTATGAAAAATCATTGAAAAAGTTTTAACTTTTATGCGAAGAGAAAAAAACATAAAATTAAAATACAGATTTGGCACGATTTGGCACGAAAAGGGCGGTGAGCTGATGAGCGATAAATTAAAATCACAGGCACAAAAAGCAGAATCAAAAACGAGGAAGAAGAAAACCGATGAACCGGAATTGATTGACTGGGCAACGGTCAAGGCTGAATATGTGAGCGGAACAATGTCAGCCGCCAAGCTCGCCGACAGATACGGTATAAGCGTGTCATCAATCAGCAAGAAGTGCGCGTCTGAGCATTGGCAGGAGCTGAGGAAGCAGAATCAGAGTGAAACCGCAAACAAAATAGCTAAGAAAATCAACACAGAGAAAGTGAAGAAAACCGTCAGAGAGATTGACAGGGTTGTGGCCGTTGCCTCAAAACTCATCACAAAGCTGAACAGAGCCGTTAATGAGCTTGACAAGGACGAGGAACTCATCAAGAAGAAAGTAACGGTTAAAGCCGAAAAAAGCGAAGATGAGAAAACCGCAACAGCGGAAGAAGAATACAGATACGATTATGCAAAGCGCAAGACACTTGTAAACACAAAACGCGCAGCGGAAATTTCAAAGAGTCTGCTTAATGTTCGCGACATACTCGCAGATTATACGACGGAACAGGACGAAGAGAATGCTCTCGGCATTATAGAAATCCCGATGCAGGAAGTAATGCGACCGCCCGAAGATGATGAGCAGGACGGTGAAAGCGTTGAGTAAGAAAGTCATATGGACGCCTCAGCCAAAACAGAAAATAGCGTTGAGCCGTGGCGAAGATGAAATGTTATACGGCGGTGCGGCAGGCGGAGGCAAGACCGACTATCTTGTAGTTGAGGCGGCAAGGCAGGTAAACATCCCTGAATACAGAGGACTAATATTGCGAAGAGCTGTTCCTGACCTTGCACGAATTATTGACCAGACAAGGGCGATTTATCCGTCAATAGATAGGGGGGCAAGGTACAACGCAACAACAAGAGTGTGGACCTTTTCAAGCAATGCACAAATTAAGCTCGGCTCTTTATTTCGCACGAATGAAAAATACAAGTACCAAGGACAGCAGTACGATTTTATCGGATTTGACGAATTAACGCAGTTTACTTTTGACGAGTACAGTTATTTAAAGTCCCGAAATCGTGGTAACTGTAAGGCTACGAAGGTGTATATGCGCTCAACTGCCAACCCCGGCGGTGTTGGCCACGGTTGGGTTAAGCAGTATTTTGTAACTGCCGGAACTCCGGGGGAAACTATATGGCTTAGTGACAAAGTAATTATGCCTGACGGCACGACAAAAAATTATTGGAGCAGTAAAGTCTTTATTACGGCGAGCGTGTTTGACAACAACGCTCTGATGAACAATGACCCCGATTATGTCAAGCGACTTGCACAGTTGCCCGAGGCAGAGCGTAATGCCTTGCTCTACGGCTCGTGGGATAGTTTTGAAGGACAGGTTTTTACTGAGTGGATAGACAACCGAGAGCATTACAAGGACAGACGGTGGACGCATGTTATTGAACCGTTCAAAATTCCGCAAAGTTGGAGAATTATCCGTTCATACGACTGGGGCTACACAAGACCGTTTTCAGTCGGTTGGACTGCCGTTGACCAAGACGGCAGATTTTACCGAATCCGTGAATTGTACGGTTGCAAGAAGAATCAGCCGAATACAGGTGTACGCTGGCCAATCGAAAAAGTGGCGCAGGAAATACTTGCAATTGAAAATAATGACCCTCAGATTAAGGGCAGACAGATATACGGTGTTGCTGATCCGGCTATATTCGCAGAACAGGGCAGCGGAAAAAGTCAAGCCGCAACGCATGCACAGTTGGGAGTGTTTTGGAACAAGGGCGACAATGCGAGAATTGCCGGAAAAATGCAGTTTCATTCACGGCTCGCGTTTGATGAAGAAGGCTATCCGATGTTTCAGTGTTTTAACACCTGCACTAACTTCATCAGAACAATTCCGAACCTTGTGTACTCGCAGATTGACACAGAAGATATTGACACCGAGGGCGAAGATCATATTTACGATGAACAGCGATACGGCTTTATGACCTCGATTATTACACCAAAAGAAGTTGTGCTGAGAAATGCAAGGGCATTTGACCCATTGAATATAAGTCAGACACGATATTACAACAGATAGGAGATTACAAAATGGTTAAACGAGACGAAAACGGTATGATCATGCCGGTTAAAAGCACATATCCAGCACTGACCTCTGACAAATCAAAGTTGAGCAATGTTTATGGTACAGGCGATAAAACCGAAGAAGAGCCGAAATCAGCCGAACAGGCAGAAAAAGAGAACGAGAGCAGCGGCAAGCCTATCGGACTTGACGAAATACACGAGGCTATGCAGACTTTCCGCAAATATCAGAACAGCAAAAAGCAGTATGATGAAAGATTTAAGCAGGCATTTAAAGAATATAATCTGCTCTATACAGAGGCGACTGCACCGCAGATTAAAACTGACGATAACGGCAGGCCTCGAAAGGTGCTTGTACCGAAACGCAAAGGAGCTCAGGCACTCAATGTCATAATGAACAAGCATGCTGACGCTATGGATAACTACCCCGAAATCATTTGTCTGCCGAGAGCAAAGGACGATGAACAGGCTGCAAAGACACTCAACAGCGTAATACCGTGCATACACAAACGCAACGGATTTATAAGGACCTACTCTGATGAACAGCTTGATAAGTTCGTAGGCGGTTGCGGTTGTTACGCAGTATTGTGGGACAAGACAGCGGAAAACGGACTGGGTGACATTGCTATCAGCCGTGTAGATATTCTCAATCTCTTTTGGGAGCCGCATATTGAAAACATACAGGACAGTGCGAATGTATTCTTTGCCCGATATTATGACGAGGAAGGAATCAGAAAGGTATATCCCGAACTTGAAAGCGTTTCGACTGCCTCTCTCGGACTTGTGGAACACGAAACCTACGACAACAGTAATAAGTCGAATGATAAAGTAATCTTGCTTGACTGGTATTACAAGAAGAACGGCGAACTGCACCTCTGTAAGTTTGTTGGTGAACACATTCTCTACTCATCTGAAAATGAGGGTAAGCCGATTTACAACCACGGAAAATATCCGTTTGTGCTTGAACCGATGTTCAGACTGCGAGATACTCCCGTGGGCTTCGGATTTATGGATGTAGTCAGAGCACCGCAAAATCAGCTTGACGAACTTAAACACGATATGCTTGTGAATATCAAAGTCAATTCACAGCCGAGAATTTACTCAAATACAGTTGTCGGAGTGAACAATGACGATATGACCGACCTTGACAAGACTGTAATTGAGGTCAACGGACAGTTGCAGGGTAACATTGCTCCCGTCGAATCAAAGGAGCTTGCCTCAGGTGCATGGAGCTTGTACGACAGATTGTCGAATGAAATCAAAGAAACCTCTGCCACAAACGATGCAAGCAACGGAGCGAGTGCGGCAGGTGTTACAAGCGGTTCGGCAATTGCGGCATTGCAGGAGGCAGGCGGAAAGGTAAGCAGAGACTCGAATAAACTTGCACAGGAAGCAATGACGGAGCTTGCACAACTTGAAATTGAACTGATGAGGCAGTTTTATAACTTGCCGAGAATTTTCAGAATCACGGGTGAAAACAATCAGACTACATATGAGGAGTTTGACAATACAGACCTCAGAAAACAGCCGTTGACCTATACAGACACAGACGGACAGACGGTAAATTATACCGACGAGGACGGCAACATACTTGAACGACTGCCGATTTTCGATATTGACGTGAAGGCGCAAAAGGCAAGCCCGTTTGCAACTGCCGCACAAAATGAAATGATGATGAATCTGTTCCAGATGGGTGCTTTCAATCCGCAGGCGGCTGATGCCACACTCGTCATGCTTGACGGCATGACATTTGAGGGCAAAGAAAAACTAATTGAGAAAATCAAGCAGAATCAGACCTTGTCACAGGCTGTACAGGAGCTTTCTAACAAGGTGCAGATGTTGGAAGCAATGAATGCAAGCAGAACAGCGGCTGATGTGCAGAATGCTATGCCGAGCGAAAACGCACAGAACGCACAGCAGACACCGCCACAGCCAGAAAGCGAGGCAACAATGTGATTGAAGTAACATTGATTGACAGCGGAAATCTGATATATTTTGAAAGCAAAGGACACGGCTCACATGATGTGTGTGTTGCCGTGAGTGCTTTATGTTCTACATTTTTGCAATACGTGCGTGAAATGCAGGACGAAAACAATGTGACGATAGTCAACGAAAAGTATGAGCAAGGTCACACAGAATCAGAGTTTTATATTGTCAGCTCAGATGCCGAAGTCCGACACGGCATTAAAGCACTATGGACGGGATTTGAACTTTATGCCGAGAATTATCCGGATGAAATAAAGCTTAAATATGATGACGGCAACCCGAAATAAAGTTTAAAATCAACAAGACTTTTAACTTTTTTTGAAAAATTAAGGTTGATATAATTAAAATATAAGGTCGCAGTAGTGGGACTGCATTAAGACCTGACACCTCGGAAAGACGAGAGAGACACCGCGGATAGACGCGAGAAATGAGGTTCTTATGAACGACAAATTTTTAAGTCTTATCGTAAATCTGCATGACGGCGACTCAGCAGGCGCAGCTGACGGCGGAGACGGAAACGGTGAGCACGGTGAAGCCACAAGCACCGAAAACAACAACATAAGCCGTGAAACGAGAGAGAGAGCAGAGAGAATCGGCATAGGTGACGACCTTATCGACGATTACAATAAGGCTTTCGGCAACGGCAATCAGAATCAGAATAATAACGCAGAAGGCGAAAACAACAGCACAGACACAGACGACGAAGAAAACTTAGAAGAAGAGTTTGAAAAGCTGATTAAAGGTAAATTCAAAAATGTGTATCAGAACAGAGCGCAGTCTTTGTTTAAGGACAGAATGTCAACCAAAAACAAGCAGATTTCAGATATGCAAAAAAAAGAAAATACCGGCAATCAGATTTTTGCCCTTATCGCAAACAAGTACAATGTACAGCCCGATGACCTTGACGGTCTCCTCAAAGCCGTAACAGAGGATAAGGATTTGTTTGCGGAAAAGGCTCTTGCCGCCGGAGTGACAACAGAAGAGGCACGCAACGACTTTTTCAATCAGCAGAAAACAAATGCACAGGAAGAAGAACTTGAAACCCTCCGAAGAGAAAAAGCCGCAAGAGAGCTTGACACGCATTTAAGGTCAATTGCAGCGGAAACGATGAAAGAATTTCCAAACTTCAACCTTGAAGAGGAATTTCAGAATCCGTCATTCAGAACCGCTCTTGACTTTATTGCTCAACAGAGGAATGAACAGAACGAAAAGACAGGTCGTAATGATGAAATTTACGATTTGACGACTGCTTATAAAATGGCGCATTTTGATGAATTGCAGAAAGACCTTGTAAAGCGTTCAAGCTCTGCCGCAATCAGTGCGGCGGCACAGTCAATTCAGAGTGGCGCAAGGAGACCAACCGAAAATGCGGTCAAGAAAAGCGGTACAACCACGCAGAGAAAAAGCGTGGAAGATATGTCTGACGCTGAATTTGATGCCTTTTACGAGAAAGTGAGACGAGGCGAGGCACACCTCTAATGCCTTGCCGAAAAAAGGAAGGTACATATGAAAAGCAAGATTATTAAGCTTATTATCAATATCCACGGCAACACGGTTGACGCAGGCGGTGTAAACAAGTCAAACGGTTATGTTTACAATGCTTACGGCAACACAACATCAACCTCGGGAAATGATTGGACTCCCGAAAAGGCTACATTCTATCACAAAGTATTCCTCAAAAACCTGACAGCGAAATGCGTTCACGGTCAGTTTGGTGAGCATGACACAATTCCGAAGCAGTCGGGCAACATCTACAACAAGAGAGGTATTTCACCATACCCGACCGTTACAACACCGTTGCAGGAAGGTATTACTCCTGTCGGTAACAAGATGAGTTTTTACTATGTCGAGATTGCCGTGAACCAGTACGGCGCATATACACCTATCACAGACTGGGCAAGTTTTTGCAGTCGTGATGATGTTATGACCAAGGACAGTGAGGAGCTTGCTTCACAGGCAGGACGCTCAATTGAAGAGATTGACCGTGAGGCTCTTAATGCCGGAACAAGCGTAATCTATGCACCGGCTGTAGGTTCTGACGGTGCGGTTACAGAGGTTGCAAGCCGTGCGGCAATTACGACAAACAGTAAGCTCACTGTTGACACCATTTTCAGAGCGCTGAACTATCTCGAATGTCAGAACGCTGAGCCTATCGGCGAGAACTATGTCGCTGTTGTACACCCGAATGTTAAGTACGACATTATCAGCAACAAGGATTTCATCAGCGTAGTTAAGTATGCTCACGCTGATAAAATCTTCAAGGGTGAAATCGGTACAATCGGTAATGTTAAGTTTGTACAGTCGAACTTTGCGAAAGTGTTCAAGGGTGCGGGCGCAAGCAAGATTGATGTGTATTCAACGCTTGTGTTCGGTAAAGATGCTTATGTTACTGTTGAGATTGAGGGCGAAGGCACTCAGACAATCGTTAAGGGCTTTGGCTCAGGCGGTACATCTGACCCACTCGACCAGAGAGCAACACAGGGCTGGAAAACAACTCACGGTGTAGGCATTATCGGTCAGACAAGAATGGTTCGTATCGAATCAGCCTCATCTCTCAACACAGTAGCACAGACAGCTTCTCCGGCTGTAGCATAATCGGGAGGTATATAACCTATGGCAACAACAAAGAAAGCCGCAGAGACGGCAGAGAATACAGAAGTATCGGCAGCGGAAACTACTGCCGATACTGCAACAACTGTAACAATCGAAAAATCTCAGCTTGATAAGCTCCTTGGAATGTATGACGAGTTGCAGGAAATCAAGAAGAGTATGCCAATCGACCGCAAGGCGGAAAAAATCAAGCAGGACAAGGAACTTGCAAAGCTGATTGAAAAGGCAAACAAGGAAAGTGAAGAACTTGTTGAGTACATCGCTCCTACAGGTTCGATGAAGTCAAACAAGAATATTGAGGTCAATATCAACGGTGTGCAGTACACTGTTCCGAGAGGTGTTAAAACGAACATTCCACGCAAGGTTGCGGAGATTATTGACAACTCAATTAAGCAGGCTGAATTCGCGCAGGGCGTGCAGGATAAGGCTGCCGAGATTGCCCAGCAGGCTATTGCCGAGGGCAGAATCTAATTTGATATCAAGGAATAAATTGTACTCCTTACAGAAAATTCGCAGAAGGGCGGGGGCGGTAGCTTCCGCCTTTTTGCGTACACAGATATTAGAGAGGTGATTATATGACACTTGATAAGGTAATTGAAAGAGTGCGAAAATTTAAAAGCGGATATGATGTGTCCGATGAGGACATTATAAGCTACATTAACGAGGCCGAAATGGAAATCATCAGCAATGTAATAAGTAATCGCGAAGGTGATAACGAGATTGTAGGCACATACGGTAACTATCAGCTTGATACAGACAGAGGGTTTGAACTGCTTGTGCCGGCTCCGTATGACCGTATATACGAGGCCTATTGTGCGGCACAGATTGACAGGGACTACGAAGAGGCTGAAAGATATTCCGTTGATATGAGCGTATATAATCAGCTGAGGCAGGATTTTGGAGCGTGGTGGTTCAGAACGCACCCACAAAAGAAACGATATAACTTTCACATTGGATAGGCGGTGAAATAATGCTACCCGAATTAAACATACCGAGGAGAGACACAACGAGTATCAATGTTTTCAGAGGATTAAACAGAAGTCCGAACACAGGCTTTTCAAGGGTTTCAAGCTCGTCAAGCAGTATTTACACAGAGTTCAAGGATTTTAAAAATATGACTTCTGATAAATACCCGCAGCTTGCACCGAGAGCAAACCGTTCCCGAATTACTTCGGACGACAAAATCAAAATCATTTCAAACCTTTTATCGGCAAACTCAGGGCTTATTTATATTGACTCTGACAAAAATCTGCATATCGGGGCAGAGGTCACAAAGATTGATGAGATTGATGCAGTCAAACAGCACCATATTGTTTTATACGGCAATAAGGTTGTAGTATTCCCCGAGAAATTCTCGGTCAATATTAGCAACAAAAAGGTGACTATGATTGATTGCCAAAACAAAGATTTAAGCACACAAGTAGAAACAAAGAGTAATCGGCAACTTGATGCCTCAACATATGATTACGCATATTTGTTATGTTCAATTAGACGGTCACATTATGACGCAAGTGCGAACAAGAATTATCGACCGAGCGTAACTTTATATACCAACAACGATTTAACCGACACAAAATATCAGTTGACAAGTAATAAAGACATGGTTGATATATTCAGCTTAAATGATATTAAGATAGGCATGGTAATTGAAAGTTATAACAACTTTTATTCTGTTGTCGGAATTGAAAAGAAGGACAGCACATATAAAAAGAATAGGCTTTTGAGATTCAAAAAGTTGCCCCAAAAGTTTAATTATACGACAATAAGAGCAAAAGGAATAGGCACTAATATACAGGCAGGAGATTTTGTTAAAATCAGCGGATTAACTGACTCTCTTGTCAGCACAGATGCCGAAAGCTACGCGGATAAGAGTTATGTAGAAAACCTTAACGGGAAAACTTTCAAGGTTTATTACGTTTCAAAAAATGAGCTTGTAATCAAGTGCGAATTGGAATCAAGCGTGCCGTACACAGGTACAGTCACAGTCGAAAGAATCTCTCCCGATTTTGATGAGGGGAAAATCGTGGAAATGCAAAACCGCTTGTGGTGTTGCTCCTCAAACAAAAATGAAATTTATTGTTGTAAACAAGGTGATGAGCGCAACTGGCAGGCATACAGTGACGGAATCAGTACAGACAGCTGGGCTATGACCTGCGGTAAAGAAGGAAAGTTTACTGGTATTGCAACACGGGGCGACAGCGTTATATTTTTCAAGGAGAATTACGCATTAAAAATCTATGGAACAAAGCCGAGTAATTTTACCCTTGCAGAATACAATGTTCCCGGTGTCGAAATCGGAAGCGAAAAGAGCCTTGTAAACATTAACTCAACCTTGTTTTATCTTGGCCATAACGGTGTATATGCCTATCAGAGCGGTAGCCTGCCGGCTCTCATCAGCGAAGAATCTTTGTGGGGGCATACTTATAAGAACGCAGTCGGCGGTCGGCACGAAAATAAGTATTATATCTCCGCAGAAAGAGAGGACGGAGAGCAGGAACTGCTTGTGTACGATACTGACAAAGGCTTGTGGCACAAGGAAGATAACGCTAAGATGATTGACTGCACCACATACAACGGTGTTCTGTATTGGCTTGATGAAACAAAAGAAAACATTATGTGTCCTGATAAAGCGGACAATCTTCTTGTTGACAATACGAAATATGAGTATCAACAGGAAGATTGCTTTGAGTGGTCTGCTGAAACAGGCGACCTTTATGACAGCGAATTTAATGTGAAAAATATCGGAAAAATCCGAATCGGCATTAAAGCCGAAAATGGAGCAAAGGTCAGCTTGTTTGTGCAGTACAAGGACAACGGCGAATGGCGAAAAGTATCGGAAATGCTTTACAGTGAGAAAAAGCCGAGAGTATTCGCCGTAGCTTTACGCAGAGCGGAATATTTACGGCTTAAACTTGTAGGAACGGGACAGGTCGAAATATACGGAATTGACATTGAGCACAGCAGAGGAAGTGATAAGCGTGGCTACATTTAAACTTGATCCACCTCCATCAACCAATGACATAGGTGAGATGCGGAACTATCTAAACGATATGTACGAACAGTTAGCTTTTGTTTTAAACAACATTGACAGCGACAACATAACAGATGATTTTCTATCCGCAATCGGACAAAAAGGAAGTGAAAAATAATGGCTTATACATACAAGGTTTATGGAACGGGCGATGTTGACAATGCGGTTAATAACTACAACCGTGTTGCCTCATCAGCTCCGACATATGCTGACAGCTACGACACAAGACAGGCTCGTCAGCAGGCTGACAACTACGCTAATTCCTACACAGATAAAATCAATAAGGGATACACGAGCAAGTACAAGGGTACAATTGACGAGCTTGCCAATCAGTACCAAAAAAATAAATTTGACTGGACACCCGAAAATTCTTCTGAATATCAGCAGGCAAAAGAAAAATATACCCGTGAGGGCAAAGTTGCACAGGAGAATGTGCAGGGAAGTTATGCCGGCAATACAGGCGGTTACAGCAACACCTATTCACAGGCGGCAGGACAAAAGGCATTCGGCGAGTATATGGACGAGCTTGCAAATAAGGTTCCAACTTTGAAGAATGAGGCATATAAAAGCTATCAGCAACAGCAGGAAGATACGCTGAACAGAATCGGCGTATTGCAGAACCTTGATAACACGCAGTATCAGAAATACAGAGACAGCGTAACGGATGATTACGACTTTATGACCTATTACGAAAACAAGTACGGCACAAGCAAAGGCCTTGATATGAGTAACTTTCAGAATGAACTGGCTCACTGGCAAACACAAATGTCAGCGGCACAGAGTAATCTTTCAGATATCAGAAGTCTTGCCGAGGCACAGTATGAACACAATACATTGAGTGCCGACACAAGGTCAAGTATTGACAGTCAGCGCAGACAGTCGGATGCCTATTATAACTACCTTAACAGTCAGTTGAAAATAAAGTGAGGTGAGAAAATTGAGCGTGAACAGCGAAGAAAAAATTTATAATGACCTTATGAACGAAGTGCCGAGTCAGACGGTGAGCGGTGACACTAAGCAGAGTGCCGCCGCTCTTGCAGGTGCAGAATCAACAGCGACAGGACCTGACAATTATAAAAGCACTTACAGCGGTAAGTTAGATGACGCTATAAGTAACTATCTGACAGGCAGAGGATTTGAATATGATCCGACGCAAGACAAGGCATATCAGCAGTACCGCAAGGAATTTGCGCAGAATGCCGCTATGGCACGAGATACGAGCCGTAACACAGCTAATCAGCTTTCAGGCGGTTACAATCCTACCTATGCCGATACAGTCGCAGACGAGGTTTACAATGACCGTATGGGCAATATAAGCGATGCAGAAAGTACATTTAGAGGACTTGCACAACAGGATTATCAGTCAAAGCAGGAGAAAAACGCAAATGTGCTTAACCTCTATAACACGCTTGAGGGTACGGATTACAGCCGTAATCGTGACACGGTAGGAGACTACAAGAACTATCTTAATCTTCTTGCAAGCAGGTACTCAACCGACAGACAGGCAGACACAAACCTTGACAGCGCTAATAATGATGTTTACTCAGCAAAACTTAACGGAGCAGTAAATAATCTCTCATCAGCAAGAGCAGCAGACAGTCAACGCTATTTGTATGACACGGTAAGTGCCAATCAGCTTGCACAAAATGCACAGGCTGAAAGAGAAAACGCTCAGAAGATTGAATACGATAAAAATAAATCTGCTTATGACGCTTATGTTAAGGCTCAGACAGAGTTGGCAAAAGAACAGAAAGCTGCACAGGAGAAAGAGGATAACCGCAGATACAGAGCGGCATATGATAAGTTCGTAGATGCATATGACCTTAAAAATGCTAAGTATGAATACAAGGTCGGTCAGCTTGCACAGGGCTATTATAACGGCTACATCACGCTTGACGAAATGGACTATATTGCCGATAAGCTCAATGTCAGCACGGCTGACCTGACAAGCACGCTTGACAGGATGAGCAAAAACGGTGGAACGCTTAATGATGACCACTACGGCGGTCCGAACTCAATGAGTATCGGTAAAAACACTGATTATTTTCAAACGTCAACTTCAAGAGTTACTACGGACGAAAACGGAAAAACAAAATATTTATCGGAAAAAGAGTGGAACGAACTACCGATAAATAAGAAGAAAAAGTGAGGACTGTATATATGGCACAGCAAAGAAAAAGAACCGCAGGCGACGATTTAAGAGATTTTAAAGCCGGAAAGATCAGCGGAAACTTTTATCACAACGGTATTGACCGCTCGGATAATTATATTCAGCATACATCAGCACCGAGGTATATAACCGATGAAAACGGAAAAACACAGGTGGCTTCCTATAACGAATGGATTCAGCAGGAAGTATTTCAGCATCAACACGATTTACCAAACGACACAAGTTCGACATCATCAAATAATAAAACAGCGACAAATGATATTTCTGTAAAAAGCAGCAACAATACTTCTTCAAGTACGAGCTCGAATATAAAATCCTTTTTTAGTGGAAATGTGAATAAAGCAAACAGCTCTGCAGAGGATTTTAGGGAAGCAATTAAAAACCCGGACAAGTCTTTGGAGAATAGAGTTAAAGGACTTACATACATGTATAATGCTGCGGTTGCAACCGGTGACAACAAAACAGCCGAGAAAATGCAGAAAGAATATGATGAACTTGCCGACAGGGTTAATAAGCAGACGGAAATAAACCGACATAACGCTAAGGAATATGCGCGCAGTCAATCTTTAAAAGGTATGACCGAAGAAAGAAAAGCATTAGTTGATGAACGCAACAAGTATGCACTTGATAACGGACTTGTAACCTCTACAGGTATTGATACAAGAAAAAAGGATAGGTATAAAGTTTATTCAGAGTACAATTCAAAAATTGATGAGCTTGACAAACAGATTGCAGAAAAGCAGAGAAACGGCGAGTATGATTTAAGTGATTCGCAGAAAGCTGTTCTTGCCGATATTGGCAACAAAGCAAACAAACTTACGGAAAGTTTTGAAAACAAATATAAAAACTCAACGCTTGAGCAGAGGCTTAATGCGAGATTGCACGCAACAACAAGTGAGCTTAACTGGCTTAATAAGCATATGTATGATAATTCATCAAGCAAGGAGTTGGAAGATTATAATAATCAGCTTAATAAAGAAGCTAACAGCTTGTGGAATCAGAGAGATGAAGAACAGGCATATAACCGGCTTAAAGCAATTGAAGATGAACAGGGAAAATTAAAAACTGCAATCGACAACGCAAAACTCTCTGAACAGAAGAAAAAAGAGTACGACGATATTGTTAATAACGACATCAAGGCAAAAACTGTTTTGCAGAAATACTATGCTTTGCAGGAGTATTTAAAAACAGATACTTCAGACGCTGACGAAGCTGATAATACTGATAACAGCTACATCAAGAAACTGTCTGAGAACGAAAGAAATAAAATCAAAGCAGATTTCTTAAAACTTAAAGATAAAGGCTATAATACCGAATCTTTGTATAAATGGTATGAAAGAGAACAGGAAGAAAAAAAGGCAGAGGATAACCTTGACCGTATAAAAATGTATGCGAAAAAACATCCCGTTATTGCTTCTGCAAACAGCATAGGTCAGAAATTTGTCGGAGGCGTACCCGATGCAATACAATACATTTCGGCTAACATTGATAAAAAATATAACGGCGGTGACGGTTATGTAAATCCCGACACTACAGAAACAGCAAAAAGTGAAGCAATAAGGCAATCAGTTTCCGAAAAAATCAACAACGATTTCGGTTCTTTGCTCTATACCGCAGGTATGGGGATTGCTGATTCAACTATAAATATAGTTATGGATAGGTTAATTCCCGGTGGTTCGGCAATGGGTTTAACTTTGCTTGGTACTTCTGCGGGTGTAAGCGGTGCTAATGAAGTTATTAAAAACGGCGGTTCAATTGAAAATGCAGTGACAACTGGAGTAGCCAACGGCATTGCCGAAGCTTTGTTTGAGAAAATATCGCTTGAACAGCTCTCAGCGTTTAAAGCAAGCGGTAAAAGCACATTTCGTGCGGCTGTCGGCAATGTGCTTAAAGGTGCATTTACTGAAGGCTCGGAAGAGGCCTTTACCGACCTCGCCAACCGCTTGACTGATGACGCAATAAACAAGGATTTATCTTCATACAACCTTTCAAAGAAAAATTATATGGAACAGGGAATGAGTGAGGCTGAGGCGGAGAATGCCGCAAGCTGGGACTTTTGGAAGAATGTCGGACTTGATTTTGCCGGCGGTGCAATATCGGGTGGTGTGCTTAACCTTGCTACCGCAGGAATTAATCTTGCAGGTGCAAAAATTGATATGGCCCAAAATAAAGAGAGCAACGCACAAATCGGTAAAGCTGTTATGGCCGATGAAAACTTTGACCTTGATTTACTCATCAGGCAAGGACTTGCAACCGACAAAAACGATAGAGCATACAACTATGCACACAAAATGCAGAAACTCGTTGAAACCGATAACGAGGGAAAAATCAGTGCCGGAGATGTCGGCAACCTTATGTATCTTATCAACAGAGAGGTTGGCAAAAATCCCGAACTTGTAAACAAAATTGCTCAGGTTAAAAAGCAGAACACACGAGAGCAGAGTAATCAGACTGTTAATGCTCAGAACGAACAGAGCCCTACACAGCAGAACACGGCTCAGAACGGACAGCAGAACGCAGAACAGGCACAGGCAAGCACTGTAATCAATGCAACAAAAAAAGCCGATACAGAGGATATCGGCAAAATGTACGGCGTATATGCTTTTGGCAAGAAGCATCCAAACGGCATTATCGCAACAGATACTTCAACGGGTAAGGTTGTCAAGGTTGCACTAAAGAGCCTTGAAAGCTCAGCAAAAATCAATCGCAGTGATGAAGAAAATACACTTGTGTTCAACACAAATGACGGTAAACAGGTTAATGCGGACAGCATAACATTCTCTGACAGTCAGTTTGATACGATTGTTCACAGTGCAAACGAATTTGATACATACGGTGCAAGGAACTATATTTCAAACTTTGAAGAATGGAGAGAAAGTCCGCAGGCTCAGAGAATGACTGATGACGAAATGCTTTATAAATATAATAGAGCATATTCAGCCGCATACAGTTTTGGTCGAGAGGGTGTTAAACTTGATTCACTCAGAGAAACTTCTGAATATAAAATCCTTACAAATATTCTCGGTGAACAGATTGTAAGTCAGGCTTTAAGCACCGGCAGAAGAGATGTTGACATTAACACTCAACATCATGCCAACAGACTGACCGAGTTAATCAACCGCAACGGCAGAGCAGACACAAGCGGTGTGGGCGTGTATGCAGACAGCGGAACGGAAGTTTCACACATTCCGCAGGAGCTTATTAATACACTCGGCAACCTTTCACAAAAGACAGGGCGAAACATTATTATCTCGGACCGCCTTGCTGACGGAGTGAACGGTGTTGCAAAAGACGGTAATATTATCCTTAGCTCAGAAATTTCAAGTCAAAAAATTCTTGCCACAGCTTTACACGAAGCCGGACATATGATTAAGAAAACTAACCCGACCGAATGGCAAACATTGAGTGACTTTGTGTCAGACTACCTTGTACGCAAGGGTGTTGACCTTAACAAGATGATTGACCGCACAATTGAGAGATACGGCAACCGACTGCAGGCCGATGAACACGAAAACACAAGAGATGCCGCACTGGAAGAAATTGTGTGCGACACACTTATGAGTATTGCCTCAGATGAAAAGGCTCTCAATATTGCCCTCAGCACCAAGCAGAATAAATCAAGAATTGCAGCGGCAATTAAGTCATTGATTAACAAGGTTAAAGATTGGCTCATCGACAAAAGCAAAAACTACGGAGCTAAAGCATTTGCCAAAGACCTTGAGGCACTTGAAAACCTTGCTCAAAGATTTTCAGAGGCGGCAGACACCGCAAGAGAAAACATCACCGAGCAGTCAGAGGTTCAGAACGGTGAAAAGATTGATGTTGAGAAATATTCAATGGGAAGTACCGACAACATAGTACAAGCGGAATTTGAAAAGAAAGTTGATGAAATTGAAAAAAACACCTACAACAGTGATAATGTTGTAATTATGGGTATTACACCTAATATTTTGCAAAAAATCGGATTAGCACCATTACCTCTTGCTATGACTAAAAATCATATTTATTCTGTCGCAGTATCAGATACAAGAGCAAAAAGTGAGGGGCGATATCATAAAAATACCAATTATCACAATTTAGGTTTTGATACCGTAAAAGATATTTACAATAAAATTTCTGATCCGCTTATGGTAATAGCTCACCCTGATTTTGCGGTAAAGAAAAATAAGAGCAAAGACAGCACCCATAAAGTAGTTGTTTTAGTTGATTTATCAGTTGGCGGAAAACAGGTAATTGCACCGATAACTGTTGATTATGAGGGAATGTACAATAACACACACATAGATGTTAATCTTGTTGCAACATATTTTGATAAGGATAATATCAACGATTATATAAAAGAAGCCATTGCTTTGGAAACAATGGGCAAAACAGGATTCTTTTATTTAGACAAAAAAAGAACCCAGAATATTTTTAAGAAGTCAGGGTACCAATTACCCAGCCGACTTAAAAATTCGGGTTCCAATATTATTATACGTCCTATTGATGATATTGTCAATAAAAAAATCAATAATATTACTCAAAGCAAACAATTTATCAGATGGTTCGGTGATTGGCAGAATAGCCCTGCAAAAGCAAGTAAAGTGGTAGACAACAACGGTGAACCGCTTGTTTTGTACCACCAAACAGAAAAAGAGTTTACAACCTTTGATACAAAACAAAAAGGCTCGGGAGAATTTGACAGTGAAATGCCTACGGGTATATTTATGAAACCGACAAACAACGATATCGGAGTTGGCGGAAATATTCAAATGCCGTTGTATGCCTCTATTAAAAATCCCCTCATTGTCAACAACAGAAGCGAACTTGTTAAATTTTACGATAAGAATGTACAGGGATATACGAAAGCTAAAAGTGCGATAGACAGCGTTAATAAGGAATACAAGGCTAAATTCAACGAGGAGATGAAAAGAGAAAACGAGGAATATCAAAAGCTGTGGAATGCGAAAAAGAACGGTGAAATATCAGAAGAAGAGTACCAAAAATCCATATCAAGAGATGCACTTGATGAAATTATGGAAGAATGGGAAAATAAGGTTAATGAAGCAAGCCATAACGCTAAAGCCTTGATAGATGATTATTTCAAAAACAGCAATTATGACGGTGTTATCGTTAATAATGATGTCGGCAGTTTTGGAAGAAGCACAAAAACATTCATAGCATTTGAAAATACTCAGGTTAAATCTGCAACAGACAATATCGGAACATTTGACGGCAACAACCCTGATATTCGCTACAGCCTTGATGAAGATTATGATTTTACAGATGAAAAAGCCGGTGCAATACACGATACGCTGAATTTTTCAATTGACGATGAATACGATGATTGGCTTGTGAATGACGACGGCAAAAGTGTTTTTGACGCTGTAAAGGACGAAAAGAACCCCGACAGGCGGATCAGCATTTTATATCATTATGCCGGCAAAACCGCCGAACACGGAATGAGCGTGGGCAAGGATATACGAATCGGTCAATCAGGAATGCACCGTCTTGTGTGTAATGTTTTGCAGGAATACGGAGTAAATCTTAACGGTAAGAACAAATCAAGAATTGAAGCGTTTAAGTCAGTTGTAAATGACTTTGAAAATTCCGTCAAAAATGATACGCAGAGTTTTAACGATGCAATTGAGAGCCTTGCGGAAGAATGCAAAGAATATCTGAAAAAATCTTCCTTGATTGACAAAAAGCATTCCGAGTGGGCAAAGGATTTAAGCGACAGTCTGAAAGAGGTTACCCTTGTTATTCCGAAAGGTGACATTGATTTTATTAAAAGCGCCTACGGCAGTATTACAAACTTCCGTAAAGCACTTATGGGTAAAATCAACATCAGAACAGCAAAGGGATATGCTCTCATCGAAAGTGTAAACGAGGGCAGTATTGAAGATGTCGGAAATTCAATTTCAGAGATTATCGGAGATATTGCAGGGATTGATGAAACTTTTAACTGGAGAAGTGAAGAGGGATATAAAACACTTGAAAGGTTTATTAACTATGACCTTGCAGAACATTTTGTTTCAATTGACGGAAAGAGTGTACAGTCAATTGACGAAATGGCAATTGAAATGGCTTTTGATGTTGCTACGGAATATTTGAAACAACAGGCAAAAGAAGTTGTTCTTGACAATAATGCCAATAAAGAATTATTGCACAGTATTACCGAAATATATAATCAGGCTAACGAGGAACACAAACTGCTCTTAAAAGAAAAGAATGCAAGATATGCAGAACAGATTTCAGAGCAGAAGAAAAATGCCGAAAAGCAGATTAAATCTTTGGTAAGAAAGAACAATAAGAAAACCGAGCAGTATATCAAAAATGATATTAAGCTGAGGAATAAAATCAAAAGCGATGCAAAGGAATACAGAATTACTCTTCGTGCAACAAAAAAGACGGTTGCAGAAGAATACCGTGCTGAGCGTGATAAAACGAAGTATCGTCAGAAAATCAGTACAACGCTTGAAAGGCTTATTAACAGACACTTAAAGCCTAAGCCGAGCAATAATGTTCCTATTTCGGTTGTGAAACCTTTGTACAGACTTCTCTCCGAATTGACAGGCAATTATTCGGGATTTTCCAAAGGTGTAAACGACATTACGGAAAAGACGGGATATAACAAAACCGTCAATCAAAAAGATGAAAGAGTAAACAAAGTAACATTGTCAGCAGAAACCGAGAAACTTATTTCGGCTTTAAACAGCGAAATTGCAAATACTGATGGAAAAATTACTTTACCACCGGCAATGAGAAACGCTTTGCTGGGATATAATGTGTTTGACAACAAAGGCAATATCAAACAGCATTTTACAGGGCTTCTTGAAGATGTAAGAAATATTTTTGAGAAAGCCGAGAAAAACGGAAAAACCTCGTTAAAGGACTTTTCTCTTAGTGAGCTGAAAAGAATAAGCACAGCTTTCAGCGAAGTAAAGAAACTGCTTGACGCTGCAAATAAGATTGTCATTAACGGCAAGGAGTATGACGCTTATCTTGTATCACGAAAAGGTGCTGAGGAACTCAAAAAAGTTACAGGCACACACAAGAAAGGTTCTAATACACAGGCAAGCACTGCCAAGAGGACGCTTTTGGCATACCGCAAATATATGTCAGATCCGATACGCTTTGCACGAATGATTTCGGGTTATCACAATGACAGCGTGATTGTTCAGCTGATGGAAATGCTGAATCAGGGACAGTCGGACGCAGAACAATTAAGCATTGACTGGACGAATAAGTATGAAGAACAAATGTCCCGTTTCTCATATAAAGCCAAAAAGGATTATGTCAGAGAGCAGGCAATGGAATTTGACGGCATAGACCCTAACACCAAAGAGGAACTTGTTGACAAGAAAACAGGCGAACAGGTTAAAGTTGGACTTACTGCCGATATGCTTGTTGAAATGCTCCTTGAATATGAGGATGAATACGGCAGGGCACATATGATGTACAGCGGTTATCAAGTGCCGAATATCAAGTACATAAAACGGAAAAACCAACAGCTTATGTATTCAAAGGACAGCGGTTGTTATATTCTTCCCACAGAGTCGGATATTTCACGAATCAGGGATTATGTCATGAACAATGAGATTGCAAAAACTGTTTATGAAATTTGCCGTGAGATGTACAATGAAGATATGCAGAATGCCGTCAACAAGGTGTCAAACGAAAAATACGGATATGAAATTGCAAAGGTAAAAAACTATTGTCCTATCACGATTGACGAAGATACGGTTTACGGAACATTTGCCGATGTGCTGATTAACAGAAGTATCAACAGCCGAGCATTCCTTCATGAAAGAGAAAATTTCAAGTACAACAGGCTGAAACTTAAAGGTGCAACGGCAAAGCTTACCTCTCAGATTAAAAGCGTGTCAAGCTGGTGCGGTCTTACGATGCCGATTGAAACATTTAACCGTGTGTTCAATATGCCACGCTACGACCACAAAAATGACAGCCTTGTTAAAGCTGTTCAGGAAGAAAACCTTAATTCTGCCGAAAATATCAGACAAAAAAATAACACCCATGCGGATGAAGAAGAAAAATCCAAGCTGAGCATTGACGAACACTTTACCGATAAGTACGATGAATGGGATAAAAAGGGCGGACGATTTTCGTTCAGAGTAGGAACAACATCAGAGGTTCTTCAAAGATTGGGTGTTGACGATAAAAATATTTGGTGGGATACTTCCAAAATACTTAAAATCAAAAACAAACACCCTGAAATGACAGATGATATTCTTAAACAAGTGCCTAATGTTTTGGAATCGCCTATTATTGTTATGGAGTCATATACAGTTAAAGGTAGATTAGTATTATTTGGTGATGTTTACGATGCAAAAAATAATCCCATGTTGGTAGCTTTAGAGTTAAATCCTATAGGAGAGGGTGGAAAAAGCCTTGATATTATAAAAATAGCAAGTGCCTACGGCAAAGACAGTAATTTGCAACATATGATTGATAAAAGTAATATATTGTATGTTGAACCAAATGAAAAGAGAACCCATACTTGGCTAACGGGTAATGGGCTCCAATTGCCTCTGCCTAGTTCCAAGTATGGATTCTCTGACAATATTAAATCACAGAATCAAGGTGATGTCAAGTACAGCGTTGAAAAAGAGGCGCACTCAACGCTCAGCATTGACGAGGTTCTTGATTTCATTGAAAGGGAAGAAAAGCAAAAGAAAAAGAAGAAAAGCACACCAACAACGGAATATTTCCCAAGCATGAAGGAAATAATGAAACAGCAATGGGGCAACGAAAGCGAAGAGTACATAAGTAAACTGATGGGCGATTTGCAGGGCTCGACAAAACAGGCTGATCCGGGCAGAATTGATATGCTGACAGGAAAATATATAAGAGCGGTACTGACAGCAAATATCTCTTCGGCTATCAAACAGTTATCTTCTTATCCATTGGCAGCGGCAAGGGTAGGCTGGAAAGCAACCCTTGCAGGACTTAAACACATTCGTCCGGGAAAGCATACTCCGTTTTTAAACAGAGCGTTACCCGACAGCTACAAGCAAAGTATTCCGTATGATGAAATTGCTAAATATACTCCTATACTTGAATACAGAAAACGGGGCAACAACAGCCGTGAAATGGCAGAAATCAGCAGATACAAAGGCTTGATTGACAGTTCGGGTTGGGTAGGACATACTCTTGACCGTTTAAACTGGATTGAAAAAAATGATGTGCTTATGGTAGAAATGAACTACTGGATTGCCTATGAGCATGTAAAGGGCAATATGGGAATATCTCCCGACAGTAAGGAATTTATGCCGAATGTTGCAAAAACGCTGGAGGACATTATTAACAATATGATGCCTAACAGTTCGGTAATGCAACAAGGACAGATTTTGAGAAGTAAAAATCCCGTGAACAGAATATTTACAATCTGCAAAAGTCAGGTTTTTTGTATGGTAAATGCCGCAATGGACGCAAGCGGTGAATACAACGCAAGGCTTAAAGATTACAAACAGGCTGTAAGTAAATCTGAAAAGGAGCAGGCGAGAACGGAAGTTAAGATTGCAAAGAAACAGCTTGCAAGGACCTACTCCGCAATTATTGTCAGTACAGCTATGACCTGCGGAATTTTGATGCCGTTGATAGCCGCATTGTTTGGCAAGTGGGACAGATACCGTGACGAGGACGGCAATATTACTCCGTGGTCTGTTGGTTCAAGGCTGTTGAAGGATTTCGGTTCTGAATTAACGGGCATGTTCCTTTTCGGTGACACGGTGTACAATACCGTATTAGCACTCATTGATAAAAACGAAGAATTTTACGGATTATCTCTTCCGGGTGTTGACACGATTAATGACTTTATAACGGGAATCATAAACATTGCCCGTTCCGATACACCCGAAAAGCTGAGAAAAAATATTTCTTCACTTGTGGGAACACTCGGAATGCTGACAGGACTTCCAACGAAGAATTTGATGAATTTGTTTCAGGGGGCATGCAATCACATTGAAAACTTCACAAAATACGGCGGTACACCTACCGTTAATGACTACGGTGAAGTGTCTATGCAGATGTATGCTAATTACTGCTATGAGGCTCTTATTGACGGCGACAAAAAGAAATTTGCAAAACTTTATTCAGAATGGCTGAAAGGAAAGACTTCCACAGGCAAGCAGGTTGATAAAAGCTATATTAACAGCAAACTGAAAACAGAACTTGAAGATGACACGGAAATCATTGCCGCAGGAAATGCGTTCTTTAACGGCGATTTGACGGCATATGAAAATACGGTTGAAAAGTATTCTGACTTAGGCTTTGACAAAACAACCGTTGTAAAAGCCATTAATTCGATTGTCAGTGACCTTGAAGATGAACAAAAAAATGCAGAAGGACTTGATAAGTACGACAATGAAGAAGAGAGTGACAGCAAACCCGAATTGTACAAGTATTCGGATGCATTTGACTTTTTGAAGAACGGCGATACTGCGAACTATGAAAAGGTTGAAAAATACCTTATGGAGCATAAAGGTAAAACCAAAAATCAAATGAAAAAGCTGATGCAGAGTGCAAGCCGAACTGATCCGATGTTTGAGCAGTACATTTCTGCAAGTAAGAGCAATGATGCAGATACGACGCACACATTGTACAGGCAGTTACTGAATGTCTACGGTTCTGAAAGCAGATTTAAATCTGCTCTCAGAAAATATCAGGATAAAATCAAAAAGCAAAAAAGTAAATAAACAAATTAAGGGCAGCGGAAACGCTGTCCTTTTTGTGTGGGTTTTAACTTTTTTGAGCCTGCCGAAAACTATATAATGTAATTAACGATAGGGGGCGGCATTATGAATACTTTAAAATTTGAGGTATATAAAAATACCCTGAAACGCAGAGACGGATTTAATCCGGTCCTTGGTGAAAAAAACTACACAAAAATCAAATGTTATTTTGCTGAGAGTGACTGGGATAAATGCACGGCGGTAACAGCCAACTTTATGAGCGACAAAGATAATATCGTTAAAAGCACAGTGAGCCTTACAGCTGATGACAAAACCGCAGTGTTTGACATACCGTCAGAGCTTGAGGGGGATAAAGTCTATTTCAGCCTGACCGGTAGTTATGCAGAGGACGGTGGCAATACAGTAACACTCAATACCAATCTTGTCGGAATAAACAGGCAGAAAGGTATGTTGCCGAGTGAAACCGTAGGCTTTGGATTATTTGAAAAAATTCTTGGTTTTTACAATAAGATTTCAAAACTTGTTGAACAGTTAAAAAACTATGTTACACCTGAAATGTTTGGTGCTAAGGGGGATGGAGTAACAGACGATACGGCCGCACTACAGCAAATGTTTAGTCAAGCCGGGATAAATAATCAAGCAATTAAACTTGGCAACAGTAAAACATATTTAGTCAGCAACACGCTTAGATATGATGTTAGCAGGTCAAATTTTGACGGCAATTTTGCAACAATTAAAGTATCTGACAGTTGCCAAAAACAGGATGAAACATATTACGGTTCTGAACCAAAAGTGACAGGTTTGTGGAGTTTGAACTCGGTCATTACAGTTAATATAAAATCAGGTAATGATGCTAAATACAATATCGGCTCGTTCAATAAGCTAATAATAGATTGCAACAACGGACTCGCCAAACACGGACTTAAAATTGAAAATGAAGGTAAAACAAATTACGCTCATATTATGGTAAGAAATCCTGCACTGTACGGAATCAGGAGTTATGGCGGAAATGAAGCTACTTTTAGCTTTATTAACGGTACAAGGAGTGGCATAAGTGAGGCTGCCAAAGACCTAATAACAGGCGGTTATAGAAAGGGTGACGAAAGGCTTCTTTCAACGATGTTATTTCTCGGCTGTGCTGACACCTATGTGACAGACTCTATTTCTGTAGATTTTGAATCCGGCTTTTTAACCGGAGGAGCTGACAATCATTTTAATAGGTGTCACGCGTGGTGTGCATACAACACAAACATTATGAGTCATTCCACCTCGTTCACAGTTTGGGGCGGTGTTGCCACTTTTAGTCAGTGCATGATAGACTCAACAAAATATGGGTTTAAATTTTTCAATGCCGGCAGAGCATTAATTAACAACTGTCTTAACGGATATAATCAAGTTTATAAAGATAATTTAGAAACTTTTGGTATTCCATACCTTACTTACTTTGCAACTGCCTCAGATACGCCCAATTATAAGTCAACCAATAGGGGAACAGGAACTATAATGACCAATAATGAATGGAAAGCAGATGTTATTGGTTGCAATTTTGACAATTTAGGTCAAGATGGAGACGGTTATATTAGTGTAGATTATTTGCCCATAAATATGAAAAATGCTCACGTGCGCGCTTTAGATACCGTTTTTGAAAGGCTTGATACGGTCGACACAAATCTTACGAAGAAAGCAAACAAAAGCGACGTTGATTTGATTGATTCCCGTTTGCAGAGCGCTGAGACGGCACTGAAAAATAAAGCTAACACAACCGATGTGAGCAACGGCCTTGCGAGCAAAGCCGATAAGGCAACAACACTCGCAGGCTACGGAATTACGGACGCATATACACGAGAAGGAACAGACAAAAAACTTGCCCGAAAGCTCGATTCAATGCCGTTCGACAGCGAACCAAAAAATAACAGCCCGTGTTATCTCACAAGCGGAGCAGTTTACAACGCTCTGCTTGCAAAAGCAGATAAAACCGCCTTGGCAACTAAATACGATTCGTCAAATATTGAAAGTGGTACATCAACACTCACACCGTATTCAACCGTCACCGATAAAATCAAAAGTGCAAACTGTACATATAAGACGATTGGTGACATTGTAATCGTCAGTGCAACGGTCAAAATGAACGCAGTATCTCTTGGCGGCAATAACATGTGTCCGCTGATTGATTTGCCGTACAAATGTATTTCCGAGGACAATGTTTTTTGTGTCGGTATTTCAAACCTTGGCAAGCTCTTTAAATTTGCCATTCCGAAAAATAACACTTGGCTACAGTTTTCGACTCAGGATAAGACGGCTTACACATTTGCAGACGGCGAGCAAATTAATGTGATTTGCTTGTACAAAATTAAATAACGGAGGTATGAAAAATGGAACTTAAAGAAAAAATCACACTTGATATGCTCACAAAGGACAGCGTTTCGGTACTCAGACAGCAGTTTTTGACCTTCAACGGTGAAGAAATGCAGGTTGGCGTAAACATCCGCAACGCATACATGAACAGCAAATCGGGCAGAGAACAGCTCAAAACGGTGCTGTCAGACGAATATTACAATGCCGTTATGGCAGTTTGGGGCGATAATCCAACCGTTGACGAGCCGATAGAAAGCGAGAATTAAACCATGTGGGATTGGATTATACAATATTGGGCGCAGGCCCTTTTTGGCATTATACTTACTGCCATTGTTGCAATTATAAAAACCGAGTGGAGCAAAATTAAGGCGATTGGCAAAGGTACACAGTCATTGCTTAGGGCGGAACTTATCCGCTCGGGCGAAAAATATATAGAAAGAGGCTGGATTGAAGTCTATGCCAAAGATGCTTATGACAAATGCTATCAGTCATATCATCATCTCGGGCAAAACGGCACAATGGACGATATGCACGAGAAGGTCATGGACTTACCGACTAACCATATTATAAGAAAGGATGAAAACAATGAATAAGAAGAAAATTAAGAAATGGGCGGTTGCGGCACTCATCAGAGCCGCAAAGACAATGGCACAGACAGCAGCGGCAACACTCTCAGTTGCGGTAGTTATGAGCGATGTAAACTGGGTAATGGTTGCAAGCTCAACACTTCTTTCAGGCATTCTCTCAATGCTGACAAGTGTCGGTGGCTTGCCGGAAGTTAAAGAAAGCGAGGAATAACAATGCAAAATACCGTTACAAAGCGACAGATTGACGAATTACTTGAAAAATCAGAAATTAAGGTCGAAACAGTTTACGACAAGGTAACCATTGTAAGTTGTAAACTGCCAAACGGATTTGTCATAATTGAATCAAGCGGAGCAGTTGACAAAGCAAATTATGATGAAAAAATCGGTACAGAAATCTGTATGGAAAGAATTCAAAACAAATTGTGGGAGCTTGAAGGATATGTCCTTGCAAAACAGCTTTACGAAAGAGAGAAACAGTAATGAAAACTTATATCGGAGTTAAAAAATTGAAGCCGAGCCGATGACAAGAGGCGCCTACAATACATACAGAGGCTGGCAGATACCTACGGACGAAAATCCGGATGATGAAGGTTATCATGTTAAGCACGCTGACGGTCACGAGTCGTGGTCGCCCAAAGAAGATTTTGAAAACACATTTCTTGAAAAGGGAAAGAACCTTCTGAACGATACGGCGTTACTTATGAGTAGTGAGGATTACAAGGAAAGATTTATAGCTGAATATCAGCAATTGGTAATCCGTTATAAAAGGTTGAAGAAAATGCTTGATGCTTGGGATAAAGGAGAACTGAAATTTGCTCCGACTTGTCCACGCAACGCATATAATATGCAGATTAAAGCAATGGCAGATTATATTGCTGTACTTGAATCAAGAGCATTTATTGAAGGTATAAAAATATTTGCAGAACAGAAAGCGAGTGATTAAAAATGAAAGTTACTGCTGTTGATGTAAGTTTCTGCCAAACAAATGTCGATTACAACAAGGTCAAGGCTGACGGTATAGACACGGTTATTATTCGTGCCGGCTTTGGTAGAGAAACATATCAGAAAGACGCACAGTTTGAAGAACATTACAAGAACGCAAAAGCCGCAGGACTGAAAGTCGGTGTATATTGGTTTTCGTATGCGTACAGCGTTGCCGAGGCGAAAAAGGAAGCAAGTGCTTGCCTTTATTGCTTGAACGGCCGAAAACTTGATTTACCAGTATTTTTTGACTTGGAACTCGGTTCTCAGACCAAACTCGGTAAAGATACATTAACCGCAATGGCGGTGGCATTTTGTGAGTGTGTTAAACTTCACGGTTATTCAGTCGGTGTTTATGCAAGTGCAAGCTGGTTTACAAATTATCTCAACTACGAGAAACTTAAAAAGCAATATGCAATTTGGCTTGCTCAATGGAAAACAGGCTCTCCGTGCCGTACTTGTGACATCTGGCAGAACTCCGACAGCGGAAAAGTCAACGGCATTAACGGAAATGTTGATACCGACATTATATTTAATGCTGACTATAAGGGCAGTTCAGCAACAACGATTACAACCACTACATACTCTGGCATTAAAGCTGTGCAGGCTTGGGTAGGCACAACGGTTGACGGTATCTATGGCCCTGACACAAAGAAAAAATTGATAATGAAGCTCCAAGAAGAGCTCAATCGCCAGTTTGGCATGAACCTTGTTGTTGACGGTATTTACGGAGTAGGAACACATAATGCTATTGTTGTACTCTCATACGGTTGTAGGGGTAATCTTACCAAAGTTTTGCAGGGCTTGCTCATCTGTAAAGGGTATGACACAAACGGCTTTGACGGTATTTACGGTGTTGGCACAAATTCCGCAGTTAAATCATATCAGCGGACTCACTGTTTGAATGATGACGGTATCGCAGGCGGCAACACTTTCAGAAGTTTGTGCGCTTAATCCAAATCCAACACGAAATCCAACAC